CCACTTTGTTTTAGTCGAGGACATTGTGACGGCCATTGTGGCCTCTGTTAAAATCGAGGAGTATTACTCCTCCAATGCTCCGCTCCTCTAAAAGTTCGAGGTGTGACCCGTAAGGGTACCCATCGGGTACATGTTCTTTAACAAACCGCGGACAAAACGCGGACAAACCGCGGACAAAACGCGGACAAACCGCGGACAAAACGCGGACAAACCGCGGACAAAACGCGGACAAAGTGACATTTAATTTTGGCACCCCAGCGGGGAATCGAACCCACAATTGCTACCGTGAAAGGGTAATGTCCTAACCAATTAGACGACTGGGGCGTAACTTATTTACTTTGCCATCTTTTAACTTTGCCGCTTTGTTTTAAGATAGGGGCAACTATAACTTTTACAGCTTTTGCAGATTTTTTTTTCTTTTTCTTTTTTAAGACATCGGTTATTTCGTCTTTGAAGACATCAGCACCTACATCTTTGAGATCTTTTAAATGTTTCATAGTTTCCTATAGATAAAAAAGCCGTAACATTAATACTTACCAGTTAATTATATTACGGCTTTATATATTATGACGCTGATGAACTATCTTTAAACCACTCTTTTATTCTTTTTTCAGAAGGATTTTTTTCATTCTTCTGTCTTAAAGATTTAGTAGTCTGAAGAAGCCTATAAGCTATTTCCATAGCCTTTTTGTTTGGTCTTATCATTCCAGCCATGATTTTACTACCATTTTTTAGGTGAAAAAGCTTTCTTAAGATCTGATTCATCTTTATGCATTTGAGCTTGGACACCACCAAATAAATCATGATAACCACCTTTTAAGCCGTAACCAGCTGAAGGAAAGTTTTTATCAATTACTTCACGTGGTAACAAACAAGGTGCTGACATATCTTCTTTGATCATGCCGCTAGCTTGTTTCATTGCTTTTGACGAATCAGTGTAATATTTTTTTGCCATAATCGGATCCTTTTTAGAAAATGAGCTATACAGCTCAAGGGTTAAACCTCTATCTAAACCTCAAAACTATTTTGAGATAATCCAGAGTCTGGATTCATATTACTTTGATCTATTGTATTAGCAACAACAGGCTTTTCGTTCACTCCTTGGGGGCTTCCTACGTTCATCATCTCCCTATCTTTTAAACCTTGTGCTAAGGTCAAAAGTCTTTCCAAGTGTGCTAAATCCATATCTTCAAGCTCTCTTACTATTTTTAGTTTTTCTAGCGTTGCTTGCTCATTATTCTTATTAGCTTCAGATAATTTTTGAATTGCTAATGCTCTATTTTCTTCCACTCTAGAAGTACGTTCATTATATAGGCCCATGTCAGCATAACTTCTAGCTTTAGCAAGTTCAGTTTGAGCTTGAACCAGAGCCATTTGAGCTTGGATTTGTTGCATTTGTATTTGAGTAGCTTGTTCTTTTTGTTTAATAACTTCAGCTATTATTTTTGGTTTGTCTTGAATGGTTGCTGATTCTAATAAAGCAATATCAGGAATGGCCACGCCTAACTCACGCAACGACATTAATTGAGCAAATTGCATTTGTTTTTGCGTCTCAGTATTTAAACCAGCTTCAACGTTACAATGATATTTACCAAAAGCTTTATTGTAAAAAAGCGGTGCGGGGTCTTGACCTTCTAACAAGTTTTTAATTTTTCCTACTGTGTAGTTATTTTGTATAATTTTCATAAACAATGTACCAAGTAAGTTTTGGGCAAAATCAAGCTTGTCAAAAACAGGCTGCAAGGTAGTTAGACCAGCTCCTTGCCTTAAAACGGAAAGTATACCCGCTTTGTCGTCTATCGCTGAGCCCATTAACTCCTCATTAACACCAGATACAAGCATTAACTCTTGTGAAAATGTTTCTTGTAGCTGAAAGAATGAAGGCGGTATTTGTGGCGGCACTATTGGCATAATGTCAGACATTTGGGCTTCTTCCTTAAGTGGAATGATTTTTCCCTGTCCTGTCTGCATTAAATGTTTTACGTCTAGGATAGCATTTTCTTTAAAAATCCAGCCAGAATTTACTTGGCTTTCTAACATGTCTGCGGATAATAATATTCTTCTATTAAGCAATACTTGCGGGTCTCTTAAAGACCTACAAATACCCTGAATACGGTTATAGAAATAAGGCATCATGCTATTGTAGTAGGCTAGAACTGGCACAAACGGAAAAGTATCAATACCCAGATTGTTTGGACCATCATAAAAGACTTGGTCTTGGATTACAATTGCCAGCCTAACTGTTGGTACATTTTGCTCTATAACTTCAGTTTCTGGATAGTTGTTTAAAAACTCTTGAATATCTAAATCGGTTTGTTTAGTTATTTCAAAAGATTCACCAGTATTTTTATCAATCAATAACTTTTGTTTTCTATAAGAACGATAATAGTATTCATCATAAGAAACTTTATTACTTTGAGTCTGTCCTGTAGCTTCGGGCATATACTGAAATTTGCCATCTCTAGGCGTACCTGTTGGATTAATAGACAGCTCCATTATGGCTTCATACTCGTTAGGCATTAAAGCGGCTGCTTCTGTACGGGTTAAATAAGATCTACGCCAAACAAAATTGCAATCTGAAAGATTTGTTTTTCTAAAGTACGGGTCTATGAAATACTCATTGTAAGCCAATGAATCGCATTTGATATCGCCATTAACAGGGTCATTAGTATAATCCATATAAACATGTAATAACGTCATACCAGTTATTAAACCGCCATGAAACGCATCTGAAATAGTTTCGTAAACATTTTCACGTTTATATATGCCCAATAGTATTTTAGTAAACTGATCGGCTGTTTGTTGATCGGCATTTTCAAGCGGTACTACTATTGAAGACTTTCTGTTTCTTCTTTGGTGACCTGAAACCATGTTAATAATCGGTCTAACTCGATTAAAATAAAAGTTGTTTCGATTAGTTGGTAATGCTCCAGCTTGCAAGTCTCCCATTACTGAGACATCGCCAGCCTCTAGACGAACATCTATATTGCTTTCTGTCCAAAAGGTTTGCCAGATAGAGCTATTATTTTGATAATCTAAATCCATTTTCTTTTTTATGGCACTATAGTTTTTATTGTCTAACGTTTCAATCGGTTTAGTAAGCATAAACTTTTAATCCTTTATGAAGTTATATTTTTAGTTAATATAGCAATAAAAGAACGGCAGAGGTAAACGATGAACGTAGAAACACAAGTAAAACTAGATAAATTTAAATTACGCTGGTATCAGGCAGATATTTGGGACCTAATCCAATCCAAAAAATGTAAAAGATTGTTATACATAGCATCTCGAAGAGCTGGCAAAGACATTCTTTGCTGGAATCTAGCAATAAGAAGAGCAATTGCCTCCACTTGCTTAGTGTTTTATGTACTGCCTACCTATTCACAAGGCAGAAAAGCTATATGGGACGCCATAACTATAGACGGTATTAAGTTTACCGACTTTATACCTCATGAACTAATCGCCTCCATAAACCAAAACGAGATGAAAATAAAACTAAAGAACGATAGTATTATTCAAGTTATAGGTGGCGACTCTTATAACACCTCTTTAGTTGGTACCAATCCCACTTTTATAGTTCTATCTGAATATAGTTTAATGCCGCCTGATATATTTAACTTTATTAGACCTATCTTAGCGGCTAATGGTGGGACTTGTATCATTAACGGGACACCTAGGGGAAAGAATCACTTCTTTGCTTTATATAAAATAGCTCAGGAATTACCAGAATGGGAAGTTATAGTTCATAGGGCTTCAGATATACAACACATTTCTCAATCTGTCTTAGCTAATGAAAAAGCACAGATGGACGAGGGTCTATTTCTACAAGAATATGAGTGCAGCTTTGACCGTGGTATAAGCGGCTCATACTACGGGCATGCCTTAGATCAACTAAAGCTAAGGGGACAGATAAACTTCGTCAACTGGGAGCCTAATTTGTTAGTCTATAGTGCTTGGGACATAGGAGTAAACGACGCCACAACAATAATCTTCTGGCAACAGGTAGACAACTCAACCGTTATTAGAATAATAGACTGCTATAGTAATACAGGACAAGGATTAGACCACTACGTTAAAATCTTACAAAATAAACCATATAGTTACGGCGACCACTTTGCACCGCATGACATTAAAGTAAGAGAATGGGGAGGCGGAGCAGTAACGAGATATGAAAAAGCCCGTCATTTAGGTATCAACTTTAAACTG